ATGACAGTACAACCAATTGAAGGAAAAAAAGTAGTTTATTTAGTTCAAGCAACAAATGCAGCAAAAGGAGCCAAAGCTTTACTTCCAGGATTCCAAACAGAAGGAACATGGACACGTGAACATGAGGCTTTAGATGAGCAAACAAAATCGGGTCGTATTTTAGGCTATGGTGCTAAAACAGAAAACTTTGAACTGACACTTTATGCTGCTCCAGGAGATGCTGGTCAAGAAGCCATTACAAATGCCTATGATCATGAAGAACAAGTAAAAGTATGGCGTGTAGAATTACAACAAAATGCAGATGGTACTTACCCAGCTCGTTTTGGTTATTCAATTATTCAAAGTGTGGCGATTTCAGATGCAGATAGCTTTGCAGAATTAACTGTGACATTACCAGTAATTGGTAAAACACAACCAGGAACCTTAACAGATATTCCAGAAGAATTAATTAACTTAGCTTTATATGGCTTTGAAAACCCTGGTGAAAAAACAGGTGAATTAGGCACAGAGCCTACTGCGGAGTAGTTCAATTAAGGAAATAAAGTAATCAGGTGTCTCTGAAAACGATAGCGACGACTACTTGCACGATGTCACTGCAGTTTTCTGATACACCCTAACATTTCTAATGATAAATTTCATAACGAAGAGAAAAGAGGAGAAGAAATATGTTTACATTTGACATTCAAAAAAAAGCTTACGAAGTGAAAGGAAACTTACGATTTGCAAGAGACATTGAAAATCAATGTTCAACTAAGCAAGACGGGATTAATCAATTAAATGGTCTGGCACTTTTATATATGGGACTCCAAAGTGATTCGATTAATGCCTTATTAAACTTCCTATATTATGGCATGCATCCAAATGGTAGAGCAAGTATGGAAGCCATTGAAGAGGCACTGGATGAGATGTTAGAACAGGATGAAAATGCGCTAGACACATTATTTTTAAAAGCAATTGGGGTACTTGAAACAAGTGGTTTTTTCGCAAAAATGAGGAACGCGCTGATGGACAATCTGAAAAAAGACGAGAAGAATCAGGCGCTGGCCAAACAAATGGAACAAAAACGCAAGAAAGCCATTTCTCTACTCTCACAATCATAGAAACTTGTTTTCAATATGGGATAAGCAATATGGAGCAAATTTTGGACTTAACTTTGGTGGAATACGAAGCCGCGTTACGAGGGATGCAGTTAAGAACAATTGATCAATATGAGTTGATGGCAAAATCTGCCATGGCTCAGCGCTATGCCCAGCATGCAAAACGAGCGAATGAACGAAAAATCTTCGATAAGAATCGTGCCTTACGCAGCTTGAATCATCATGGAAATCAAAACAAACCAGATAAAAGGATGCTACAGCAAGCAAGTAAGGCATTAAATGATTATCAAGTGAACTTTACGTTGGAAAAATAAGAGAGGAAGGAGGAAGGTTATGAGTGATTATTCATTAAATATTGATGTTAATGGAAGAAATGCTATTGAAGCAATAAACAATATTACATCAGGATTTTCTAATGCCGTTTCATCAGTTACAAATTTTGCAACTAATATGCAAAGTAATATTGATAGCATATCAGGACCAATTGATAGCATAACAGGAGCATTTGAGGCAATAAATAAAGTTGGTTTTGGTGGCATACAAGAATCCATTGATGGATTGAAAGAAAAATTTTCAAATTTGCCAGGGCCAGCAGCTCTTGCAGGTGGTGCATTTTTAATGTTTGCACAACAGACTGGTATACTTTCAGATATTATGAGTTTATTTAAAGGTGAAATTAGCCAGGCTGATTTTCTTTCTACGTTTACAGATAAAATTCAAAGTGTTGTTTCCATGATACAAACCAAAGTTCCAGAATTCATGAAGATGGGGATTGACTTAGTGAAATCAATCATTGGAGGAATTAAAGCTGTTTTGCCAGTTATTGCACCAATGTTTGCCACTTTATTGAATGGTATTGTAGAAATTATAACAACTAATTTACCAGTTATTCTAAGTTTAGGTATGGAATTGCTCACAGAATTGATTAATGGTGTTGTGACAATTATGCCAATGTTAGTAACAACCATACTAGAAATTATTACAACATTGACAAACACTTTAATTGAAAACTTACCAATGATTATTGAAGCAGGAATAACTATTCTAAACAGTTTAATTGAAGGTGTTTTACAAATGCTACCATTCTTAATCACTGCTGCAATCACATTATTGACTGCGTTAGTTGATGGAATTGTTACAAATTTGCCATTAATTATTGATTCAGCAATTGTTTTAATGAATACCTTAATTGATGCTTTAATAGCCAATCTGCCAATTATTATAGATGCTGGTTTGAGTTTGCTATTAGGAATTATTGACGGCATTGTAGAAAACTTGCCAATGATAATAGATGCAACCATCACATTATTAACAACCTTAATTGATGCCTTAATTGAAAACCTACCTAAAATTATAGATGCGGGATTATCTTTATTAATGGGTGTAATTGATGGGATTATTGATAATTTACCACAAATTATAGATGCTGCATTAACACTAATAATTGCACTGGGAAGTGCTTTAGTTGAGAATTTACCTAAAATTTTAGCAGCAGGGGTAAAAATTATAGAAGAATTAATCAAAGGTGTACTAACTATAGGGAGTAAAATTCTTGATGCTGCAACAGATATTATTGAACAAATGAAAACAGAGTTTGGAAAGCAAGTTAATAAAATCAAAGATGTAGGTAAAGATATTATTGATGGTTTGATTAGTGGTATTGCAGATATGAAAGATGCTGTATTAAAAAAGATTAAAGAAATAGCTGATGGTATTTTAGATGGTATTAAAGGGTTCTTTGGAATTCATTCACCTTCAAGACTCATGATGAGCATGGGAGAATTTATTACAATTGGGCTAGCTAAGGGACTTAATAATGAAATGAATGCCGTTAAACGAGCAACTGAAAATCTAACAGACGCAGCCACCATTGACCCAAAAGATTTACAAATGAGCATTGCAGATATGCGTAAAATATCAAAACCATTAACCTTTAGTTCAATGGTAGATACTGGTGCATTTGCAAATAGCAGTAACAATGGACAATCCGTAACCAATCATCAAACCGTCCAATTTAATCAACCTATTACACGACCTTCAGAAATGCTACGCAAAATGCGTCAAGCAAATCAAGAAATGGGGTGGAGTATGTAATGGAATGCGAAATTTTTAATAAAGTAGCAAATAAAAAACTAACCATTAAAGATTATGTTGAAGAAACGTATCAAACAGATGGTCATCCAACTGGAAATTATTTTTTCATTAAATTAGATGGATTAGGTGAGGTTCAAGCAGATAGAAAGACAATGGATGCCAATGGCGATGGCACATTATATATGGCATCAACATTGGCAGAAAGAGAAATTCAGATTGAATTTATCATCCAAGCTGATGAAACAAAATCGATGGAAGAATTAAGACGAGAAGTGAGTCACATCTTTAATCCCAAAGCAGGATTATTAGAATTACGTTATACAGAAGAGCAAAAAAGTTATCGCATTCAAGTGGCAAGTGATCATGTACCGAGCTTTACCACGGATGGTTATTTAAGTAAAAAAGGACAACGTGTTTCCATCACACTTGTTGCTTCAGATCCATTTTGGTATGCCACAACAGCTGAAACACATTATTTATCCAATTGGCTACCAAATTTTGAATGGGATTTAACCTTTCCAGTTATTAATGAATTAGAAGAAGGAATTGAGCTTGAAGTGTTACAGGAAAATGGCTTGGTTCAGCTAACAAATGATGGCGATGAAAAAACAGGTATGACCATGCTGTTAACAGCAACTGGAGATGTTGAAACGCCTAAAATCATTCGTGTCATGCCTGATGGAACTGAAACACAATTTATGCAGTTAAATAGGGGCATGAAATCAGGGGATATCGTTCGTATTCGAACCATTTCAGGAAACAAGCGAATTGAACAATGGGATGACCAATCTAAAAAATGGCTAAATATCTTTAATGTTTTATCACTAGATAGTACCTTTATTCAGTTAGATGTTGGTGAAAACTTCTTACGTTATGAAGCGTTGAAACATCCTGAACAGTTAGAAATCAATGTGCAATATGATTTGCGCTATGTGGGGGTGTAGTTAGATGATGCTATGGTTAATGAATCCTCAACTTGAGCGCTTACAGCTATTAGAAAATTTTAGCAGTTATATCGTGACTAAGCATTATTTTAAACCGAGTTCTTTTGAACTACATTTACCTTTAACAGAGGAAATGCTCAGACTGATTCGAGAAAACCAGCTTTGTACAGGCAACCTTATGATGCAATCAGATACAGAAGAGGCTTATTTAATTGAGGAGTTACAGCCTAACTTCGAGCATTTTGGTGGAGAAATTATCATCAAAGGCCGAGATTTACGTGCCTATTTGGAGCGAAGAATCATTATGAAGGAAGAAGTACAAACTGCAACACCCGATATCTTGATTCGTTCTTGGTTAACTGAATGTATTCTTTCTCCCGCTGATAGTAAACGTAGAATAGCGCAATTTGAAATGGGAAACCTTCCAGTATTTAAAGACAAACTAACGATTGCATTAAATTACCAGAATTTGCTTGAAGCGATGTCTGATTTATGCAAAATAACAGGATTTGGCTTTAAAGTACGGGTAAATCTAGCTATGAGAAAATTATTTCTGGATGTCTACCAAGGTGTTGATAGAACAGGAAATCAAACCAAGCACACACAAGCAATTTTTTCTCAGGAGTTTGAAAATATTTTGACACAGGCCTTTACAGAAAATCTGATGGATCAAAAAACAACAGCCATTCTTAGTTATGAACATGATGAAATCAAAAAGCTATTGGAAGTCTCAAATAATGAACAAGGACTTTCTCGAAAAGAAATTTATATTGATGCAACCAGTAGTGGTAAAGGGGATGAAAACCATCCTATCAGTGAAAGTGAACAAAAAGAGTTGGTTAAACAAGAAGGTCTTGAAACCCTAGCTAATTATCAAATGATTCAAACAATGGAAGCTGATGTTATCACGAATGGTAATTTACGCTATCAAGAGGATTATGATTTAGGGGATAAGGTAACGGTTATTTCTGAAAAGTTAGGTTTAAGACTAGATACAAGAATTGAAACAATTGAAGAAGTCTATGAACAAAATGGACGAGAAATTAGACTGATTTTTGGTAATAAAGTACCGACCTTAGTCGATAAAATAAAAAGGAAAGTGAAGTGATAAAACGATGGAAAAAGGATTGTTTTTCCCTTCCAAAAATGGGGATCGAAAATATAAAGCCAGTGATTTTACAGGTTACTTCTCACAACTATTTTCAAATGGTGTCTTTAGTAATAATAGTGAAAATTTACAAGTGTTAGCATCAAAAACAAATGGACTATCCATTGTTGTAGAACCAGGCTATGGGAATATTAATGGTTATTTGTATGCATCAGACCAGCCAAAAACGTTATTGTTTGATATTTCAGATGTTGCAGGAACCGCTAAAAAAGCAGCTGTGGTTTTACGTTTAGATTTAAATGAACGTGAGATGAGTGTGCATGCTAAGAATACAGATGAATTAACCCGGACAAAGGCAATTTATGAATTGATGCTAGCAAGAATTCATCTTCCAGGCGATGGTGCGGCGATTACGCAGAGCATGATTCAAGATACCCGAGGCGATGGCACCCTATGTGGCTATGTTCACTCTTTAATTGACATCGATCCAACAACACTTTGGTTGCAGTTTGAAGCAGATTGGCATGAATGGTATGCAAACAAGCAGCATGAAACCAATATTAACACTGAGACGCTTAAAAAATATTTAGTAGAAGCAAAAAAAGAATTTCAAACATGGTTTGAAAATTTACAAGATATGTTGGATGAAAATACTGCGAGCAACTTACAAAATCAATTAAATCAACTAAATGCTGATCAACATGAAATGAAGGCAACAGAAGCCCTTCTGACTGTAGAGCATAACTTAAACGAATTCCCGCAAGTCAGTGCGCTAGCATGGCAATATGGTATCGGAACAGTGCCACTAAGTACACAACCAAGTAATATTAGTTTTGATGGGACGGATGTATTTAGTATTGCTGTTGAAGCAAGACATTATAATCGTCATAAATTGACCGTATTGGTGCCTAAAAATTATTGCATGGAAAATCCTACAATTGTTAGAACTGCACCAAATAAATATTTATTGGTGGAAGGCATTTATTCAGTAGAAATTACGATTGGCAATCATCAGAATGATGTGAAGCAGTATGTTGAAACAACCATGAAGCTTGATTTAAAGGGACGTAAGATAGGCAGCTTAAAAGAAAATCCACATTCTTATTTATATGACGTAGGTGCGCAGTTAATCTCACCTACTGCTTTTAGATATGGGTTGATTAATGGGGATAAAACTTTATGGAACGCCTATGAATCGTTAGAAGGAATTAATCAGAATGTCGTTCATACGACTTCTCAATCTAAAGGCAATATGACACAACAACTTGCTAAATTTAATGTGATTGAAGCTTTATCTAGAAAATTTACAGTGATGAAAAATATGACTTTATCACAAAAGTTAATCTTTGCCCAAAAGAGCATTTATGAAATGACAGTGAATGCCTATGCTTTAGGTAAAGGCGTTGGTGGAAATAAAGTAACAATTAAAACAGCGCGTGGTACCCGTTGGGATGGAATAGCAGCCAATAATTTAAATGAAATAAAAAGAATTGGCTATACCGCGACTGGTGAAAATGCAACCTATTATTTAAATAGTGATGGCTTCTACTATGCATTACTCCATGCTGAGGCTAGTGATGGAGCATTAGTTAAATCAGAACTAAAAGTAGATTATATCAATCTTGAATTAAAATTAAGGAGTGAAATGTAATGAAATTAAACAAAATTATTAATGGAATGGAAAAAGCAGCAGAAGCAATTGATCAAAACTTTGAAGCACTAAATTATGAAAATAGTGGTTGGGTAACAGTACCACTTAAAAATGGTTCTAGAGGGGATGCACGTTTGATGAAGATTCATCGTGTAGTCTATATTGATGCAACGGTTACAGCTGCATCAAGTGGAGCAGGTACTGGAAATGCAAATAGTATCATGCAACTTCCAGAAGGCTATCGACCAGTACGTGATATATCGTTAGTTATCGGAACAAATGCTATTAATGGAACAGCAGTCATCCGAATTTCTTCTTCAACAGGAGAGGTAGTCATTTGGAGTTCTACTCATATCCAAGCAAACCACACGTTAACCTTTAACTTTATTGCAAGAGACGTTTAAGAAAAATAAGTTGTGAGGCTAAGAATAAAAATTGAAGAAGGTTCCAGAATGAGCGATTAGGGTACTTTAATCCTAATCGCTATTCATTTTATAAAACAGAAGAGAAAGGAAGTGAATAAAGGGAGATGATAAAAGAAATGATTTTATACCTTTTTGGTGGTGGGACAGTTGTGATGTCGCTTTATCTAACAGCTCTAGTCATTGATTTAATGACAGGCTATGTAAAAGCACTAAAAGAACACAACTGGCATTCATCTTTAAATATTGAAGGCTTACTCATTAAATTTGTGACCTTTTTTACAATTATTGCGGCAGATGTTATTGATCGCTTAGCGCCGCTGATTCATGTATCGATTCCTTTAAATATTGCTTTTTGGTGGACGATTATTTTAACCCTCTATGAGTTAGGCAGTATTTTGGAGAATGTCGGACAAATGGGCATTAATATTGGCTTTTTAAGTAAATATTTAGGGGTCTTACAAGATCAAATGAAAATAAAAGAGGAGGAGAAAAAAGATGAGTAAAACAAAGCAATTTTTACAAAGTATTAAAGCAGGAGCAATTGCTGGTTGGTATCAATATGGTATTTTACCATCTGTCTCTGCGGCCCAAGCAGTGATTGAAAGTGGCTGGGGCATGTCTACTTTGGCTCAGCCACCAAATCATAATTTATTTGGGATAAAAGGGAGCTACAATGGGCAATTTGTGACCTTGCCAACTCAAGAGTGGGATGGGAGTCAGTACATTACCATTCAAGGGAATTTTAGAAAATACCCAAGTTGTGCTGAATCTGTTAAAGATCATGGTGCTTTTTTTCATGAGGGTCCAAGATATCTTGGGTTAATCGGGATGCGAGATTATGAGGTACAATGCTTAGCTATTCAAAACTGTGGTTATGCAACGGATCCTAATTACGCAGAAAAACTAATGACAACGATTCGTGCAAATGACTTAGTTTCATGGGATCAAGAAGTATTAGTAGAAACGGCAGCAGCTAAAACTCCAGCAATCAAAGCAACTCATACCGTACAAATTGGAGATACATTAACCAGTATTGCCCAACATTATGGCACAACAATTGAGCAACTGATGCTACAAAATTAAATCGTTCATGCTGATCTCATTTATGTTGGACAGGTTTTGAGTTTAGGGACTAAACAAGAAGCACCCAAACAAAGCTATCTTGTAAAATCTGGTGATGCGCTCTCTTTAATCAGCGAACGATTAGGTGTTTCGATGGCACATTTAATTCATGTAAATCAAATCAGTCATCCGGATTTTATTCGAGCAGGAGAAATTTTGTACTATTAACCCACAAAAAAACAAGCTATAAGTTATTAGGAATCAATGAATAACTTGTAGCTTGCTTATATTTAAAGGTTATTTTGTTGCTTTGTTGAGAATAAAGGAATTTTTTTTATCAGCTTTGGAACATGCCAACTGAAATTATTTAAGCTATTACAAATATAAGCCAGTATCAATGAAGCACTTAGGATTGTTAAAATAATGAAAGGACTAGCTAAAACCATTTTTTCTTTTCCTAATAACTCAAATACATAAGGATAGACTTTTTTATCGACAACAAATGACATTAAATAAATAGGTAAAGTTAATTTTGAAATCATTAAAACAATTCTACCCGTTTTTATATTTTTCCTATTTTTCATCAGTAGAAATACGGCAACAGACTGAACCAACACAATTAACGATGGATATGAACCATCTACTTCAAGTACATATGGTTTTGCATAGATGAAGTTTAATCCAATACCATACAACGTTGCTACGAGATAGACAGGAACAATCACAACTGATTTAATCTGAATTTCCTCACTATATTTACGAATATAAGCACCAATTGCATAGTACATAAGAGGATAAGTAGCCATCCAATAGGCAGGTAAAAAAATAAATTGAGCTAAAAATGGATTTGAGTTAACAAACATAGGTAACGCACAGACTAAGATAAAGGTAAGAAGCAATAAACGAAATTCTTTTTTAGATAAATGATTGATGAGCTTGTTAATAAAAGGAATCAATAAATATAAGCCGATATACATATTTACATACCAAGAATAACCAATGAGCTTAAATGATAAAATCATTTTTACGATTTCTTGAGGTGAGTATTGGACACCCATAAATTTATTTTGTAGCACATATGTAAAAAGAGCGCAAATAATGTATAAAGTGACTACTTTTAATAAATTTAGATAATACTGTTTAGTCGCTGTTTTTTGATACATTAAAAAGCCAGTAATTAATAGAAATAAAGGGACACAGATTAAAAAGACTTGATAGATAGAACTCATGAAAAGTCTCGTTTTAAAGCCAAAATATTCAACTGGAATTAAATGTTCCGTATTTAAGCGGAAATGAACAGCAATCACACTAAAACAGGCGATAAATTTTAACGAGGTAATGAAGTTGATTGATTTTTTCAT